ACAAACCTACTCGGATGTTACGTCAAACGCGCTAGTATCAGGCATACAGTACCTATGCACCGCATCTAAGGTAGACTTTAACGAAGCGTTTGGCGTAGCGCTTGAATCTGGCAACCCTGCATACATTAATCACGCATACCTACAGCGCGTGGCTGGGGCACAGGCAGGCATCCTAGCAAACCAAGTGAATGCTCTAATTCAGCACGAAGCCCAACGTGAGGAGGTGGTGGCCCAATCTGTGTACCAGATGGCGGGCGGCCAGCAACAGTGGGATGTAGCAGTACAGGCATTTAACCAGAATGCACCCACAGAGATTAAGCGAGTCCTCGCAGGACTGCTAGATACAGGGGAGCCAAGTAAAGTAGCCTATGCAGCTCAAGAGGTGCTGCGCTACGCCAACGCCCAACATGGAGTGGTTAATAAGTCGCCTAATTTATTAATGGCTAATCGTGGCACCATTGCGCCTACTATGGATAAAGAGAGCTTTATAAAGGCAGAGCGAGAACTGCGCAGTAAATACCCTGTGCACTCACCACAGTACAATACACAATTCCAAGCATTGCTAGAACAACGTAGAGCCGCGAAAGAGCGCGGTCTATAATAGGGGAATATAATGACAGCTACAACTTATGATAGTTACAACACACGCCCACACTGGGCTGGCGCTAGTCGGGATACTGATATCCATTTAGAGATTTACAACAACGATATTGAGTCGGCATTCCTATATAACTCTGTGTTCCGGAGTATGACGGACTTTCGGCCAGTACAGGGCCGCAGCAATACCTACCGTGGCGACCGCGTAGGTGGAATGACCGTAAGCGGTCGGACGGCAGGCGTAGCGTTGACTACTACCCCCGTTAAGTCGGAGAAGTACAACCTTACCGTGGAAGTAGTTAGCTACACTCAAAACTCCATCGACTTCCAAGACGACTGGACGGCACCAGATTTCCGTACGGTGTACACTCGTAACGCAGGCATTGCCCAAGCTAAGGCATTTGACCAAGCTCACATTATTCAGCTAATGAAGGCGGGCGACTTCTCTGCACCCGCTACACTGAGCGGCGCATTCAGCAATGGTATCCTTAAAAAGGTTGTCGTGGGTGGTGTAGACTCTGAGGCAGATGCTGCGGCTTGGGTTCGTGGACATGCTGCTGCGGTGGATGATTTGGTGAATCGTGACGTAGACTTGACCACCTATGTTACTATGTGCAGCACTAATGTATTCAGCACGCTGCTGCACCATGAGAAGCTGATGAATGTACAGTTCAGCCCTAACGTAGACAATAACTTTGCAGCCCGCCGTATTGCTATGCTGAATGGTGTTCGCTTAATGGAAACCGCACGCTTCCCTACCTCTGGTACTGCTGTGTCGGGGCACATTCTGAGCACGACTGCTAACAGCAATGCGTTTGATTTGACTGCTGCACAATCCAAGCGCCAGATGGTTATCTTTGATACCATGAATGCGCTTATTACTGTAGAGGCTAAGCCGTTTACTACTGACATCGTGCCTTTGCCACAAGAGTTTACAACCCTGTTGCAAACGTACCATATGTACACTGTAGGCTGTGTGCGTCCGGATGCGGTTGCGGTAGTCAGCACTGAGGTCTAAGAAGTGAATATGTGCCTAGCCTCTGCGCGTTATGCGTACGCTAGGTATCTCTAAGTAATACGCCCTAAGCCTCTGCACACTGTGTACGCTTAGGCTCTTACATAGGCACAATGAAATGACAGAGCTAGATGCAGTAAACCTAGTGCTTGAGGCTTTAGGTGAAAGTCCGGTTGCTAGCACAGATTTGAGGCACCCTACAGTCGCGCTTGCACTCAGACATATACGCAGATTACAGGAAGCCTTGCTCACGGAGTCTTGGTATTTCAACACAGTTAAAGCAACACTTACACCAGATGTAAATTCAAAGATAGCACTCCCCGTGTCATATCTGAGCGTATCCAAGATTAGCCCGCTTTCAGCATGGGCCACACAACTGCCCATTCGTTCAGGGTATTTGCTAAATATAGATACTAATAGCCTAGTGTGGAGCGGCCCGATTGTAGTTAGTGCTAAGCTCGACCTTAGCTTTAGCGACCTCCCAGTGGCAGCACAACAAGCCATTGCGTACAGAGCAGCATATACGGCATACGCTTCTGATATAGGGGATGCTGGGGCTGCTATATGGGGCCAGCTTGCGCAGGAAAGCTATACAACCCTGTCAGCAGAGAACGCAAGACAACTTAGACACAACACCAAAAGCACAGCAGCTTGGGGTAAATACAGAGAATCTTTAAGGGGTTAATATGACTGGCTATACGTCTATTCTAGGAGGGGTATCTGAGCAGGTGGCCAGCAAGCGCCTAGATGGGCAATGCAGCCAGCAAATAAACCTAACGTGTGACACAGTACGAGGGCTTCGGAAACGCCCTGCCACCCAATGGCTTGGGAATGCGCACTGTACAAACTCGAGCATAAGCACAGCACACGCATTAGCAAGCACAGATACTACACTAGGTGACCTAAGCGTAGGCGTATTAGTCAACACAGAAACAGGTGCGTTGCTAGCATATACACCTGATAACGGTCTGGTATCCGTGTCTGGTAGTTACTCAAGTTATCTAACGGCGGCATCCCAAGACTCAATAAGGTATGCTCAATTAGGGCCAGAGCTATACATCTTAAATACAGAACAGGTACCAGAGGCCACTGCGCATACTACAGCAGCGGTCAGTTTACCTAGCGCCAATGGCTGGGTATGGATTAAACAGGGCGCATACAGTACCACATACACAGTCACAGTAACCAAGACTACTGTGCTAGTATCCGATGGCTCTAGCCCCCAAGAAGATTCATACATCTTAACCTACACTACTCCAGATGGCTCCAGCGCTGCGCATGTAGCACAGACTACACCAGAGGCCATTGCACAAGGCTTAGTAGATTATTTACTCGCGCATCTACCAGCTTTTGAGTACGCGTTCTATAAAGAGGGTGCCTATATTCTATTCCAGAGCTGGGAAGATGGTACAGCCCCTGCGCGTAGGGTAACCAAAACAGTTGTTACGCTGAACTCTGGCACTATATACATGGGTGGTTCAGGTACGTCTTGTGCGCTTTCGTCTGTATCTGAGCTACCTGCCAAACTTCCAGTGCAAGCGTTTGATATTATTGCGCCTGTAGGAACAGGTCCCGCGCTTGTGTATTACACATATAGCAGCTCAGGCATATGGACGGAGTGTGCTGCTCCTGATAGCAGCTCTGTTATAACTAATGGTCCCCTTCGATTGCAGAATGTCTCGGGTACGCTAACGCTAGATCAACCAGCACTGGTAGGGCGCGTTGTTGGAGACCAATTAACCAACCCAATGCCAGATTTCCTAGATTATGGGCTAAGTTGTATACATTCATTTCAAGGGCGGTTGTGCTACTTAAGCAAGTCCGGTTCCGTAACTATGAGTCAAAGCAACAAGCCCCAAAGCTGTATGCGCTTGTCTGTAGCATCTTTAGCTGATACTGATTGTATAAGCATATCAAGCACATCTAGTGTATCTGGTGGATTCACACAAGTTATAGACTATGCTGGGGACTTGCTGCTATTTTCTAAATTAGCACAGGGTGGGATTTCTGGGCGCTCTGTTTTAACACCACGCAATGCAACAATTCGTGTATTTTCTAACCTAGCCTATGACGTCACTGCAAAGCCGGTACCTGCACTTGGGTCGGTTTTAGTCCTGTATGCTAGGTCTGCATTATCTATGGGTATGCTGTTAAGCGAGCGCAATGCAGATGCAAGCTCAGACGTAGCGTTCAACTTCAACAGCTTAACAGATCACTTACCAACCTATATAGCTGGGCGTGCGCTTTCAATTTGTGTTGCACCTGCGGGTGGCCTAGCTCTTGTGCGTACTGATGATGATCTTAAGAAAGTCTATGTGTACGAATACGCTGTTAGCGCAGGTGAAATAACAAAGAACGCATGGGGGTATTGGTTGTTCCCCTTTAAGGTGCAGGCTGTGCACTACATTAATGGCGCTATCTACCTAGCAACATCCGATAGTACAGCTACAAACTCCAGCGTACCTTACAATTTGCGCTATTTGAAAATGGATCTTAACAGAGGCCCATCTAGTTCCTACGCTGGTGGCTTCTTACCATGTGCAGATGAGTTAGTATCCTACACAGTACAGGGGACAGCTGATGCGCCTTATGTAACAGTACCCACAAATAGCTGCATTGATACAACTGTAGATATAAGCGAACTTTATGCTGTGCTTGATTTGGCAGAATCTAGGGTGCAAGTTACGGACGTTGTGGGCACTTCAGTTTATATCGACAACGGCTATGGAGCCTCTGCTATAGGTGCACAATTATGGCTATCTAATGCTCCTATTAGTTCAGTGTATGAGCCTACACTTCCAACGCCTCGTGGTAGGTCTGGGGAGTACCTAGACTACAGTCGTGTAACGCTCAAGAGTTATACACTAACACTGCATAATACCGCAGAGTATAGCGTAAACGCAGCAGCCAGAGGCGTATCTTTGGATAATGCAGACGCAGCACAAGTACTTACTTGGGAGTACATAGGCTTGGGTTCTTTCTCTTCTGTTGTCCCTAGTGAAAGTCGAGCCGTTGTGCCACTGCGCATAGACGCCAGAAGCGGTCGAGTTATATTTATCTCTAGCTCTGTATTTGACTGGAACGTATCGCACATTGATTATGAACTGAAATCTAACCACAGGTCTGGGAGGATATAACATGGGGGAATTAGCTGCCCAAGCAGCCACTAAAGGGTCCAAAGCTGGGAGTAGTACCATTGGGTGGTTAGCCCTAGGTGCCCAAGCAGCCATTCAAGGGTATCAAGCTTGGGATAATAACATGAAGGCCCAAATAGAGGCCTCTAGGCAAAACGTGGCAAAGGCGGAAGCCTACATACGGGAGTCTATAAACGCGGGTAAGGCATCCGCAAGACTTCGTTTAGGTGACGCCATAGCAACTAAGCAGTATGTGCAGGACTCATACAGCACTAAGCGTGAGGCTATGCTGGTTGCGCAGACAGGTATTGCTAGTGCAGCCGCATCTGGCACTACAGGTGCATCTGTGCAAGCCGCGTTACTTGATAACACTCGACAGCTAAATGAGATTAGTGCGGGGCTCACACAGAACTATCAACAACAACTCCTGAACACATCCCTTCAGGTGCATGATATTTATGATAACTTAGGAGAATCTGTGCCTAACTTTGCTAACTCAGGGACAACTAAATCCGCCACGACACAGGCGCTAGCCACTAGCGTGACCGCTTTTGCTGCGGGCTACGCAAATTCCCTTATTAAAGCTAAAGAGGGTTAGTTCAGATGCCAGAAAGAAACCAAGCAGGATTATCGGGGGCCGCTCCTAGCGCACAGGGTTCAGTTGGGTATAGCGGCCCTATGCAATCTAACATTCGATATAACCAAACGCAGCAAGATAATAGCGTCAGGGATAGGGTGCTCTCTGTTGCGAGTAATATCGCGGGGCAATTATGGGAGTCTAGTATAAACGAAGCTATGACTGGAGCTTCTAAGGATGCGCTAACAGGGGCGTCCAAAGAGGCTGCACTAGACAAGATTAATCCGTTCCTAAAGCCTTTTGCGGCACTGTCTTATGATGATACTGCGGCGTCCAGTGAGCTTCAGCGCAGGGTTTTAAGCCTCACTGAAAGCCTGCAACAGGACTCAGCTAATATAGCCCCTGCTGACTATGCAGCACATGCAACAGAAGTAATAACTAAAGACCTTCCAAAGGCTGGGACAGACCGAGGAAACAGCACTGTATTCAGCATCACAGAAAAAGCTATCTCCGCGCTTACAGACCAACACGCTACACAGTACGCAAAGCACAAACTACAGACTGCGGTTGCAGATACTAACTATAGTATCCGTGTTGCGGCAGTACAACACCAAGCCACACAGCTAGATCCTTTAAGTACACCTGAACAACAGCAGCTATCTGGAGAGCGCGCTTATAGGTCGATTACCGCAGCCTTAGCAGACCCGCTATACGCAGGTAACCCAGAGCTACAAGGTACACTATATAAAGGCGCAATACGCACCATAGTCCAACAAGGGGACTATAAGCTAGGGCAAGCACTGCTAAATGCCCCTGAGGCTTCTACGCTCGATCTTAAAGACGTGGCTTCACTCCAAGAGCTCTTAGACAAATCCGAGGCGAAGCGCAATAAGCCTAACCAGCTGGCTAACTGGGCAAGTGTATCAGAAAAGCTAGCAATGCTAAAAGATGGCTCCTCTGGTGTGTCTCAATATGAAGTTGCAAAAGATATACAAGCGATGGCAACTTCAGACCCCGAGGCATACAAGGGGCTGTTCTCGCAGTATCTTGGGATCGTGCATTCTAAAGCAGAAGACTCTAAGGCGCTTAGTGCATGGTACAGTGGCGATCCTACTCGCGTTGCGCTTGAGGCAGACACAGCTAAAGGAGCCAAGGCATTCCTAAGTAGCATCCACAGCACCAATGGGGGTAATACTGTAGACACTATAGCGCAGGGCTTGACAGTGGCGCATAGGTATGGAAGCAACAGCATGTATAAGGAACTCGGGGCATTGGTTGGAAGCTATTTGAACATAACGTCAACTAGCTCTGAGAAAGAGCTTAGCAAGGCAGCCTTAGCCCTGAAGCCCATCCTAG